ATAGTTATAAATTCCCAACATTGAAGAAATCTAACTTGCACTCAAACCATTCACAATGGATTACCTTAAGAACATCATAAACACAAATGGAACGATTGAATCGTTCAAAAACGGCCTTATCATGGTCAAGACTAACTTAGGTCTGGGAGTATCCTCGGTATCAAAAGAAAAAATACATGTTGGTGATTACCAGCAGCAACGCAGGGATGTGTTGCAAAGTTCTGATGCTAATAAAATAGCTGGCATGTCCCCGAGCTCTTTAGACGAAGCTTCAGGAGAAAAGTTTCAATTGCGTAGACGTACTAAATGCGCATCGTATGCTACGGTGTACGGTATAAAACAAACGGTAGAACTATCGTTTGAAAAGCATAGTTATTTCGGTATGAATAAGCAGTTTATTACTACAGAGGGATTACCGAACGAGGCTGCTATAATTAAACGTCTTCGGGAACTTGGAGTAACATCTGACGTCAAAGAAGCCAGGTATGGGCGGCTTTATAACGCAGTTTTTGCAGCAGATTACTATGATAATGCTATTGCTTTGTTATATCTGATGTACGCGCACTATCAAACTCTAAGAATAGCAGAGCGTATGGAAAAGACTGATTATTTGATTAGAATAAGTGCTCCTGACCTAAAGCCTTTCATTGACGAAGTAGACACTGAAAAGAAACTTGATCTACTCATCAGATTAGTGGCACGCGGCAACACGGGGGCAGCACTTCCACGGGCTGATTTTGGTACTCAGAAACTGATTGAAGATATACACACGTGGTATGAGGCGTTGCCAGCAGCACGAATCAATGATGGGGATGGAAATATGATAGATAACCCTACATACCTTAACTCGTTCTTTGAAAACCGACGTCATGTATGGGAGATGTACAAGTATAACGACGGTCACAGTGAAAGTGGTCCTACCTATGGTAACCATTATGGGTTTAAACGTGGCAGGTTCATTGTGCCCACTTATTTAAATGCAACTCACAACGAATTACGAAGAAACTTATCGGCATATAACGTAAATAATATAAGTCAAGATGCTCTAGTGGACAGGTTAGTGAATGCGGCCGGGTACCTTAATCTATCTGGCTTCAATACTCAAGAAACTGCTATCTTGAACAAAATGCTATGTGGTAATCTCCGATCTACCCCGTTTCTTATAGATCAAGATATTAACCTAGCAATTACACAAAATAGTATATATGTACACCATGGACCTGAAAATTTGTACACAGATTGCACTTACTCTGCTGCGGACATGCGAGCTGTCATCATTAAGTTTGTAGTTAACCATAGATTACATGAAGATATGCAGTCAGCCATAATAGCAGCCAAGTACTGGTTAGCTCAGCCGGCAAATGAAACAGTAGAGTCACATTGGTGGACTCACTTACCTAGAAGACTTAGTTTGCCTAAATTGGGATTGAAGAGGGCAGCGTTCCACTTCTTACTGCAAGGGGATGGTGTTGCCACATCAGTTGATGCTATTAAGACGTTGAGCGAATTAACCAGACCGAATGATTCTAACATAATGGAATCAATGCTAGCTAACACTGCTTGGTATTGGGGTGAGTACATGTTTACTCACAACGCTAAGCATATAGAAGATATTTTACAGAGAATTCATGGTAATAATGCAGATGCTTTAGATGCATCGACAAGAGCAGATTCAATGTTTTCGGCAATGATAGGTCGGGCAGTACCTAAACCTGTCATGCCAGGGGTTTTCACCCAGTTAGAAGGCAAATTGCGAGATTATTATACTATAAATATGAAATTTGGCAATATAACTATAGATCACATTGCTGACTACGGCTATGTGGCGGGCAGGAACAATGACTTAATACTTAACTCTATGGCTGGTCCATCGGGGGTAGCACTTATAACAGGGTTAGGGGGATCGCTGATGGCTGGTACTCCTTATTCCTCTGTATTTTCGATAAACCCAGCAGTACACCAATATTATAAAGGGAGGTATAGGAAAGCGTATAACTATAATGATTTATGGGCTAACGGTGTTGTTAGTAGGTGGCAGGGCTATACTGTCAATTATACACACCCACTACGGAATGGCACACATCGTATCTTTGCAGCAAATGACGTAAGTATAGCCATGCCGCCAGTGACTCCAGCAACACTGGACATGCCGGTTAGTTACCAGCTTGAATTTATGGAAGAGAGGTATAATAGTTTTGGTTCTAGTTTTGAGAGTCTCTCAGATTGTGCCGTTGTTTGTTACTGGACAAGGGCAGAAACTGTATTGCAAACACAGCCATTATGGAATGCTAGAGCAGCTAGTTATGATGTGAGAAATGTGAACACAATTCGCGGGTTTGTACAGGTGCCAATCGACAGTGAAAAGTTCACAGCAAATATATTGACCACTTATGATCTCGCTCTGGCGGATTTTCAAGTGCAAGAGCTGATCGCCGGGGTACCAATGCCAACCGCTTCAGGCAGTGCAAACTTGTTAGAGCCGCCTACAGAAGCGCGCATGACAGACGTGCCGATCCAGATAGAACAGGAGGAGCGTCCTCCGGACGAGCAGGACTAGTCAGGCGTAGTTTTTCAAGCCTTGATATGGTACCTCTAGGTATCAAGGCTAATAGACGGGAACTAGAGGTAGCTTCTTTTGAAGAGGCGGACTTCCACCTTCTAGATGTTTACCCGGGCATCAATTTAGAAGGTGATGTACACACTAGGTATGATACTGATGTTGTATTTACCAAATGTGTGTATATGGCGCGTCTGGACCTTACAGCTACCTATATATCTAGGCACGAACCATTACACGTGCAAGGCCGTTCAGTACTCCTACGGATTTCAAGAATACAGTATGGACCTGATCTGTTCCCATATGGTCCAGTTAACAGACAGGAAGTCTTACAATATGTATTACATGTGACAAAGAGGTCTAGTCAGAATGTGCCGTTAACACGCCTTGCCACGCTACAGACCTGGTTCGATGGATCTGCTGAACCCCCCGTATGTAAGGTATCTAGTAGGCACCTCAGGCACATAACCATTAAAGAACTACGAAAGATAGGGTTAGACGTGTTCAGAAGGGATGTTCCGTTTGTACTTCCTTTACTTGAGAGTCTAGCCAAGCTTGACCTACATGAAAGCTTTCTAGCTGGGTTGCTTGTATGGGCTAAGGCACTACCTATGCAGCACAGGGGAATCATTAAAGACTCACTAATCTGGCAGTGGCGTTATAAGTCAGTGGCTGACTTTTTCTCCCAAGTAAAGAACCAGTTCTCAGGCAGGCTGAAAGCTGTGCAAAACCTCGTTGACTTAGATCTCACACCATTCTTTGAGCTAGAAGTATTAGTCAACAGAGGTTTAGGTGAAGTTGACTGGAACTCTGAAGTTAAGAATAGGACTGATCCAAATACAGTAACTTTCACGAGAGAAATGATATTTGAAAGAGCACTGAGGTTATTTAAGCGCGTAAAAGTGAGTGGAGGCACCCCAACTAGAAGTACATGGATAAATCATTGGGCTATGCGTTGGCAATGGTCACCCACCGGTGCTTATCATTCACAATACCCTGAAGATGATGAGTTCAAAGCTAAAGATGTAGGGCTACGTAACAAGTTTTATGCGCTAAGTAGAATGCCTACTTACGATATAGAACACTTCTTGAGTAGACCACCATCTATGGAAGCATGGTCAAGTACGAAGTATGAATGGGGTAAACAACGAGCTATTTACGGTGTAGATGTAACCAATTTCATACTATCAAGTTATGCTTTTAAAGGGTGTGAAGAAATGTTAAGTAAACACTTCCCTATCGGCCCTAGCGCAACGGTTGCCAACGTAAGAGAAACGGTGAAACAGGTGTTAAATAATGGTATACCATATTGTTTTGATTTTGAGGACTTCAACTCACAACATAGTGTAACTACGATGAGCGCTGTGATGGATGCATATGTAGCCTGTTTTAAGAACTACTTAGATGATGATCAAATCAGAGCTATTGCCTGGGTGCAGTCGAGCCTAAGTGACAGTAAGTTACATATAGAAGGTAGGAAACAAATGGTGAAGACTATTGGCACCCTTCTATCTGGATGGCGGTTGACAACGTTCATGAACACAGTGCTCAATTATGTATATCTAGATATATGTGGTATCACGAAAGATAGTGTAACTACACATAACGGTGATGACGTACTAGCGAGTATAAAGACACTAAACCAGGTCCAGAATCTGTCCCGTAAAGCAGCAGATTATAACATACGGTTTCAGAAACATAAATGCTACCTGGGTGCTACTGCTGAGTTTCTCAGAGTGGATCACAGGCAGGTAAGTGGAGGTCAATATTTATCTCGTTCGGTTGCCACACTAGTACATGGACCTACTGAAACCGTAGTACCCAACGATGTTGTAGCTTTGATTACGTCACTTACAACTAGGCGTGACGAGGTGATAGAGCGAGGGGGAGAGCCGTCATTCATAAGAGATGTCTATGATATGCAACTATCATATTTAGCAGATGTCTGGGGTCTTTGTAAAGAAGATTTGGCTATAGTTGAAAAGACTCACATAAGCAAAGGAGGTTTGAGCCAGGAAGTAAGTGAAGAGGCACTTGCTCATAGCATTAAGCGTAAGTACCTGAAACGTGAAAAACGTGAAAAGGCAAAAGAGGATGAAGGGAAGCCGTTACCTGGTACCTACGCTTATGCTAACTTAATTTCGCGGAAATACAAAGTTGAGGAACATAAAGAAAAAATAATCAGAGCAACTAGAAAGGCTGTGTTAGAGAAATCTACCAACTACCGGTTCGGGGTATCTGTTGTAAAACAGACACCCGACATGGTAGATTGGATTAGAGCAAACCAATATGGTATGCTGAGAGATCGTATCGACACAACACAAGCCCAACTAGCTAAAGCGTATAATATACCACTTTTGACCATGACAGGACATGATGCCTCGGTTGCACGTTATCTTTCTAGTGAAGGTAACATGCTAGAGGCCTTGGCTGTGATGGCATAAGTGAGTATAAAGCGCAGAGGAG